ATAATTCGAGTACCCCACTAGGACAATCTAGTGGGGTATTTTTGCATCTACTGAAAGCACCTAACAGTAAGTACATTCACAATAAATATTGCTGAAATACTACAGAGGAGCTAAAGTGAAAAAGCAAGAACTAGCACAAATTGTGCATGAGTATGGAGATGCTGTTATTACATATCGTAGTGCGCACTCTAAAAAACTAAAATATAATGTATGTACTCTTGACTTTTCTACTCCTTACATACAGGATAAGAGAAATAGAGCAAAAGAAACAGATGAAACTCTTCTTTTGTTTTGCTGGGATACAGATTCGTACCGCTTGTTAAGACCTGCAAATGTGTCAAGTGTAGTACCTCTATCATCTATTTTAAGGAATGAAAGATAATGGAACTACATCAAGCACCAGAAGCATATTCAAGAATCATTCACTATGATGATGTAAAACAAGTTCAAGTACGATTGACTATCAATACTTTTCATGGAGTAGAATATCTACATCTACGAAAGTATTATATGGACTTTGATGAAGAGTGGAAGCCGACTCCAGAAGGAGTAGCCATGCCACTTGATTTCAACAACTCAAAAGAACTGTTCGCAGGACTTACAGAGATACTATCATTGGCCGAGTCAAAACAACTTATAGAGGAACACTTCTCCGACTTAATTCGAGATCTGTATAAATAATTCTTGACAAAGTATCTAAATTTCCGTATAATAGTAGTCTAATTTATGGAGAAAGTATGCACGAATTTTTAGACAAAGCAAGTGTTTCGTACTACGAAGGCTATCCAATAATCTCAGACGAAGAGTTTGATTTACTTGCGGAGAAACATAATTACAATACTGTTGGTTACACGGTTACCGATGCAGTTCCTCACGCCTATCAAATGTACTCCTTGCAGAAATGTTTCAATCTAGACGATGCTCCTCTGGATGTAGACAAGTGTATATGCACTCCTAAATTAGACGGAGCAGCAGTTTCGTTGCTTTATGCTGCAGGCACTCTTGTGCTGGCTTTGACCAGAGGAGACGGCAAGCAGGGTAGAGATATTACTGATAAAATGCGTTGGCTTGTTCCGACACATATTAGTAATAAATCTGGACTTATACAGATTACGGGCGAAGTTGTTGCTCCAAAAGAAATTACAAATGCACGTAACTATGCGGCAGGTTCTTTGGGACTCAAAGATGTAGACGAGTTTTCAGCAAGACCTTTAGCATTTGTTGCCTACGATGCGACTCCCCGCTTAGATCATGCAGTTACATATCTTTGCGTTTTAAAAACACTGCATCGTCTAGGCTTCAATACAGTACTGCCCCAAACTACTCCAGATGCTCTACAAATTGTAACGAAACGATTAGTTGAAGAACAATCTTTTGATCTAAGTATATATCCTACAGATGGATATGTGTACAGATTAAATGACAATGAAGAGTTTCTTGAGTTGGGGCATACTGCTCATCATCCTCGCGGTGCTTTCGCTTTGAAAGAAATTAAAGAGGGTGTAGTTACAAAACTATTGAAGGTTGAGTGGCAACTCGGAAAGTCAGGGGTCGTTAGTCCCGTAGGCGTTCTCGAGTCTGTAGTGATTGATGGAGCTAACGTT